GACAACAACAGTTAAGACAAATTCAGATTCAGGTTTTACAGCAGTAGCTGGTGAAGGATATTTTTTAGATACAACGGGCGGTACGATATCAGTTAATCTTCCTGCAGGAACGGCAGGAGCCGTAGTTGCATTTAAAGATTATGCAAATAATTTTAATAATAATGCAGTAACATTAGTTCAAAATGGTTCAGATAAAATTGGTAGTTCAACAGTTAATGCAACTTTAAGTGTAGCAGGTATAGCTGTTACATTAGTTTTTATAGATTCAACACAAGGTTGGTTAGTAACAGATTCAGGTTTACAATCAGAAGCACCTACAGTTCAATATGTTATAGCAACAGGAGGAACAGTTGCAACTTGCGGTGATTTTAAAGTTCATACATTTACAGGACCAGGAACTTTTTGTGTTTCACAAGTAGGTAATCCAGCGGGATCTGATTCAGTAGAATATGCAGTGGTTGCAGGTGGTGGTGGTGCAGGTGGAAGTCAAGGTGGCGGAGGAGGTGCAGGTGGATTTAGAATGGCTTCTCCAAGTTTAGCACCAGCAACTTATCCAGCTAAACCTTTAGCAGCACCAGCAAATGTGACTGTTACAGCAACATCTTTTCCAATAACAGTTGGAGGTGGTGGAGCCGGATCTCCAAGTGGCCCAGGTTCAAACGGAACTCCTGGAAATAATTCAACTTTTAGCTCAATTACATCTACAGGTGGTGGAGGTGGTGGTACTACTGGAAGTCCTACTTCTGGTACAAATGCATCAAATCCAACTCCGGGAGCTGGATATGCGGAGGGTTTACCAGGTGGTTCAGGGGGTGGAACTAGAGGCACTTATATCAATCCAGGATCCCCTAACCCAGCTAATAATTATTATAATCCAGGTGGAGTAAATGTTATTGCTAATGGAAACACACCTCCAGTAAGTCCTTCACAAGGAAATAGAGGTGGTGGAGGTTATGATGCTAATGCACAAGATTCAACTGGAGGCGGTGGTGGTGGCGCTACAGCAGTAGGCAGTAGTGCAAGAGGACCAGGAGGACAAGGAACTTCGAATGCAGCCGGTCCGGGTGGAGCAGGTGCTGGTCTGCCGACAGCATTTGGTGCTACTAATGGTGTAGCAAATCCAAGTCCTGATGCGTTTAGATATTATGCAGGTGGCGGTGGAGGTGGAACAAATGTATGTGCTCCAACTCCAGGTGGAACAGGTGGATTAGGCGGTGGTGGTGCAGGTAACGGAAATCCTGGAGGATCCTGTGCTGGAGGTTCTGGAACAACTAATACAGGCGGTGGCGGTGGTGCCGGAGCTGGAAACGCTGGAGGAGCAGGCGGTTCTGGTATAGTAGTAATTAGGTATAAATTTCAAAATTAATATGTATTTACTGAACTTTAAAATTAATATATAAGGAGAAACATTATGGCACATTTTGCAAAACTAGGAGCTAACGGAAAAGTTATTCAAGTATTAACTATGGATAATGATAAGATGTTAAATGCTGATGGTGTTGAAGACGAAAACGTAGGTCAACAGTGGTTAGAAACACACAACAACTGGCCTGCACAAATGTGGATTCAAACATCTTACAACACATCAAATAACAAACATAATTCAGGTGACGATTCAAAAGCATTTAGAGGAAATTATGCAGGTATAGGTTATACTTGGGACGAAGATAATAATATCTTTTGGCCAAAGTCACCTTATGCATCTTGGGTAAAAGATACTACAACTGCATCTTGGAAATCACCAATCGGTGATGCTCCTGCATTAACTGCAGAACAAACTTCACAAAATGAAGCTGATACTCATATGTGGAATTACGTCTGGAATGAAGCAAATACAACTTGGGACTTGACAGACAGCAAAGCATAAATTAAAAATGGTGGTGGTATGCACAAGAGAATATTATCAGAAATAAGTTTATATCATGGTGATGTAACAATGCCTAAAGATTGGGACATTGACCGAGATAAACTTCAAAAAGATATATTAAATTCAGAAGTTACAGATTCACCTTTTCCATTTTCACGAACATTCGATATGTTAAATACTTATATAAGAGATCATATAGGTGTAGAATATGGTTTGGCTTTGGTTAACAAAGAAATGTGGGGCAATATGTATAAACCTCAAGAGACTACAATTCCATTATTAAATATAGATCCAGTAGACCTACGTAACTCTCCTGATTATACATTTCTTTATGGTGTAAAAGTCAAAAACTGTATGGTCAGAATACACTATGAAGATAATAGACGTAAAGGTAGATCTTGGGATATACCATTAGAAAATAATCAATTTATAATGTTTCCATCAACTAATATGTATTATTTAACTAACAATCAAAAAGATAGTTTAAATTTTGTACAAACAATAACTTATGAATATATCTAATTATTATTGGTATTTTAGTGGTGTGCTTACACCTAAATTTTGTGATGATGTTATAGCTTATGCTAATGAACAAAAAGAAAGTATTGCTAGAACAGGTGGATATGACAAAAAAGATTTATCAAAAGAAGATATTAAAAATATACAAAGAAAAAGAAAATCAGATTTAGTATGGCTTAATGATACTTGGATATATAAAGAATTACACCCATACGTTCATGAAGCTAATAGAAGTGCTGGTTGGAATTTTGACTGGGAAAGATCGGAATCTTGTCAGTTTACAAAATATAAATTAAATCAATATTATGATTGGCATTGTGATAGTTGGGATAAACCTTATGACAGACCTGATACACCAGATCACGGTAAGATTAGAAAACTATCTATGACTTGTCAGTTAACAGATGGTTCAGAATACAAAGGTGGTGAATTAGAATTT